AATTACCTCTACATGTAATTACGCCAGGAGGTACTTATTTGGGTATTGGTTATGATGAAAAAGATAACCCAAAATATATTTTATCACATGTTAGAGTAAAAACATATTCACCTGTTGATTTAGTATTCAGTAATCTTTCTAAGGAACAAATCATGAGAGATATAGATCCCGTACTTCAAATCAAACAGAACGGTACAATAGGTTACCGTTATCAGGTTACTGACACTGAGATTAAAAATGGGTATATCACAGTTGCTTCAAAACGCATTTCTATTTTGAATGGACAAATAACAAAAGAAGAAGCGGCACTTATATTAGAAAAACAGTTGCGTTCTATAGGTAATGTACTTGAAAAATTTGTCAGACAAGAGCTTGCACAACCACAGTTTGATGCATTATTGCATTTATTTTTCTATGAAGGGTCAGAACGAATTGAAACATCGTCTATTATACGATTAATCAATTCAAAACGTTGGTATGATATTACCGATGAAATTCAGACTAACATAAAACGAAAAAATGGCAAAGTCGATGACCGACTTGCCATTATTAGAATTCGCACTGCTAAAATGTGGAGTTATGTTCCTGGCTTTAGTTAAGCGTGACGCTCAGTCATTACCTTATCTGCAAGACCCCAAGCTACAGCATCCTCAGCACGTAAGAAAGTATCGAACTTCATTGTTTCGAATAGTTCATCGTATGTCTTACCTGCGCTATTGTGTTTCACATATAGTTCGGTAAGACGCTTGTTTAGTTCTTTAGCTTCTTGTAGATGACGAATGTTATCTTCCATTTCCATTTCTTGTACATGAACAGAACCACCTGTACCACGTGTTCCGCTTGATACACGGTGAATCATTGTACGAGAGTTAGGAAGAACATAACGCTTACCGGCTGCGCCTGCTTGTGCTAAGAGTGAACCCATTGATGCCGCTTGACCAATAACAGTTGTTGATACATCTGGTTTGATAAATTGCATAGTGTCATAGATAGCAAGACCTGATGTTACGGAACCACCCGGTGAATTAATATAGAAGTGAATATCTTTATCTGGATTTTCTGCTTCTAGAAAAAGCAACTGTGCGCAAAGTAAATCAGCTTGATAATCATTTACTTCACCTGTCAAAAAGATGACACGTTCTTTAAGCAACCGTGAAAAGATATCATAACTGCGTTCACCATTAGCAGTTTGGTCAACGACCATTGGTACTAGATTAGGCATTAAAAAGTCCTTGTGTTTGTATGTAGTTTCTGTTCTAGTCGAGCCTTCAGTTCATTAACTTCTTCTGTAAGTTCAGCAACACGTTTATATTGTGTATACAGTGTTTCGTTAAGTTCACGAATCTCTTTACGTAACATATCAGCTTCAGTTGTTGATGTCAAGGGCTTTGTTTCTTCCCACATGATCCAGTCACGTTTTTCTGCTTCTGATATGCCTGTCCAAGCAGGTGCTACCATCGTATCAAATTCTTCAAGTGTGATTGGGGTCATTGTATCATTGTATTCTATTTCATATGTCACGTCTAGGTCATTCCAATCAGGATGAATATCAAACGCATTCATAATGTCTTCTTCAATGATTACTTCTGGAGCAATGTCTTCAAAAAACATTTCCATTTGTTGTTCTTTAATTTTACCCATACCAGTCTCCTAAGTTAGGTTGTTTACTCATATAGTTATCATAGATTGTATCGAAGTTAGTATCTGACCATTCATCATAATTTTCTAGTAAAAATTTCCTCAGATATTCTTTGTCATAGATACACTCTAACTCTATCATTATATCACAATCTCGTTTAGAGTCAAGATAATTTTTTGCTTCGTTTCGATGATGTTCTAATTGGTGTATACCGTACTTATCAAAAAAGTTTATTGCAGAACGAAAATCAAAATATTGGTTCTTCATCAGTGAATTAATTGATTTGATTTTAGCACTTTTTTCAGATTTTGTACAAATATACAAAACTCTATCTATTTCTAACGATGATACAAAACTAAAAAATTCTACAGCACTATCGTATCTATCATGGAACGCATAGTAGTCGTGTGATGTTATGTAATCTGTTCTCTTATTAAAGTTTTTGCTTTTTAACTTATTACATTTGGTAATAAGAGAATTCAATTCGTCTGAACTTATTAATTCGAATATAGGTCTAGTATAGTCAAAGACATCACAGTTTATAATTTTACCTACATCGTTTATTTCATAGTTGCAGTTTGATATTAAAACTCTTAGAAAGTCACCACAGCTACCACCACGATATGTTATCAGTTCAGTCATAGTGTTCTCAAAATTGCAGGAGCAATAAAATCTCTTACCATCTCATCATTAATCTCATCTTTGAAATGTACGTGGTCACATAAGATAGATTTATTGTCATACTTGTTAACATAATAGTCGTGTGCGTTTGCAACGCCAAAGTCTACATCGTGTGGTATGTGTTTTCTAAAGTCAAAACTCTTTTGCCATGTGATAACTTTGATACCTAACATATCACATAGTTCTATCGTTTGTTTGCAATCAAGTATTCCCCAAAATTCAAATGCATTGAAACTGTATGCGATTTGCTCCTGTACATCTTTCCATGTAACAAATTCTTTTGCTGTACAAAACTTTTTAAAATCTATTGGCTGTGTAATAGCTCTTACATAATCCCAAATAGATGAGCTATCACGGTATAACTCATCAGTTATGATTTCTAAATCATATTCTTGTGTTTTTACATTTAGCATTGAACGATTGTTAACAAGTTCTAATAATACTGCGTCTATATTATAATGTTTCTTTAGGTACACAATTTTATTCAGATAAAGTTCTGATCCTTTACCCGAACAAGCAGAGTTATAGAAATTGTGTTCTGGAAGATATTTTTCAAGCCAGTGTTCAAATGGTAATGCTAAGTCATTTTGATTTGTATCTGGGTTATGATGACATCCTACAGAAAAACTTGATCCCAATATACCTATATTCATGTCAGTATTTATATTCGTAGTTTATATACAGATAAATACTCTTAATCAAAAACTACAGAGAGAATGAAATGGCACTTAGATTTTCAGGTTTTAGTACTAAAAACAAAAAAGCGATTAATCACGTTTTAACAGGTAAAGACCTTGTGATTGAAGACTTAATGAACCATCTGATGACTCGCAAAGGCGAGCGTATTATGATGCCAACATTTGGTAGTATCATTCATGATTTGATTTTTGAACCGCTAACATCAGAAATTAAGGCTATGATTGAAGACGATATTAAAGCTATAGTTGCAGAAGACCCAAGAGTTGTTTTTGTAAACTTATCTTTAGAAGAAACAGAACATACAGTTAGTGCGTATTTGACAGTGAATATATTACCAGAGAATACTCCAGTAACATTAGAAATTGATTTAGAGCGAGAGTAAAGAATGAGCCAAGAACGAGTTGATAGCTTATTTGCAAGTGAGAGCTGGAATGCTGTTTATACAGCATTTACTGATATTAGCTTAAAGGCATATGACTTTGATACAATCAGAGAAGCCCTACTTACATATATCCAACAAACATACCCAGACAAGTATAATGACTTTATTGCAAGTTCAGAGTTCATTGCAATTCTCGACCTTGTAGCGTATTTAGGTCACTCGTTGTCATATCGTCTTGATATGAACACACGTGAAAACTTTCTTGGGTTAGCGGAAAGAAAAGAAAGCATTTTACGAATTGCTAAGTCAATGGGGTATAATAAAACACGCCCTATCAATGGCCGCGGCTTCTTAAAAATTACAAGCATCAGAACAGATGAAAATGTATTTGACACAAATGGCGTGTCATTAGCAAACCGCACAATCAACTGGAATGATTCTAATGACCCAGACTGGTATGAGAATTTCATTACAGTAATCAATTCGTCATTAGATAAAAACACAAAAATACAAAACCCGAAAGCAACACTGAATATTTCAAATGTTGACCATAGCCTGTATGACATCAATGAAAATCCTAACAGTAAGTCAGTTGTTTATGGATTTAAATCAAACATCTCAGGCAAGAGTAGAAATATCGAAGCGGTACGTTCTGGATTTGATGACAATGTTGTAGTTGAACTGGCACCTGATAAATCTAAAAACTTTACTATTATTAACAGAAATGACAATCTAGGTCCTGCATCTGATAGAACAGGTTTCTTCGTTTTTGCGAAGTTGGGTAAACTAGTATCTAAGCCTTTTAACTACACGATAGATATTTCAAATCGTGTACAGACAATATCTGATAATAATATTTCTAATTCAGACGTATGGGTGCAGAAAACAGACACAAATGGTAAACTTCTTCGTAATGTAACAAAAGTAGATAACGATACACGCGAGACAGCAATATATAACTCACTGCGTAATGGTACTGGTGATATTGTTAGTGTTAATACAACAATAGATAATGGAATTGAATTGCATTATCCTGATGGTATCTTTGGTAATTCAGCATTTGGTAACTATCGTGTTTGGTATCGTATTTCTGATAATGAAAGTTACTCAGTTGATAGAAATTCTATCAATAATGCAACCATAACAATACCTTATATCGGCAGCGATGGTGTGCCGCATTCTCTTAACATTACGCTATCATCTACACGTGACTTTGGCGAAAACTACGAAGCAGAAAACTTTCTAAGTGTTCGTAGAATTGCACCACGTTCATATTACTCACAAGATAGAATGGTTAATGGACAAGACTATAATGTTCTTCCGCTGTCACTTGGTTCAAATGTAATTAAAAAAGTAAAAGCAGTTAATACAAACTTCTCGGGTAACTCACGATATTTTGAAATGGATGATGTAACAGGACATCATTCTAATGTTACAGTGAATTCAACAGACGGTTCTTTATATCTTGATGATGATAGAATTACGGCAAAACTTAGTTTTAATAGACAAAATGGTAATGTTGTTAACTTTATTAGAAATGAAATCTCTAAGGTTATAAAACATAACTCTTTGGCAAATCTTTACTATATTAATAACGTAGGTGAAAAAACTGTTGTTATTAATACTGATACTGATGAATTGTTCACAGAGATTAATATTAATATTGACCCAACTGATCCAAAAACTATTGAGATACAAACTATACCTACTGGTGAAAGTGGCGCTGACCCTCACCCATCTGAAATATTATATCCTGGTGATTTTATTAAAATAAAAACAGATAACAATGAATATTGGACTCGTATCTATGGTTCAGCTGGGTCTGGTGGTGGAATCAGTAACAATAGATATACTATCACTGATATTATTCCAGAAGAACAAAAAGGGACAAACGATTTATTTACAATTGTAGAGATAGTAAAAGGCTTTAGAACACGATTTGAAGATTTTGAAATATTAGAAATTAAAAACGGCGCGCTAGATGATAGTGATGTTTCTACATTTAAGATAAAATATGAATTCGATCCAGAACAAAGTAGATGGATCTGGAAACTACATGATGAAGAAGTCGATAAAACACTAGTGGATGGAAATGATATATTTGTAACACTATCATATAATCCAGGTATTAGAACATCAGAAGCGGAATATACTGCGGTATTTTACGGCAAGAAAGTAGTATTCGAGTCAGAAGGTGATGTTAAGTTTTTCTATAACAATACAAATAGAATTGTAGATGTAGAAACTAACTTAGCAAAGCAAGATAGAATTAAAATTGATTATTATAA